GCATTCTGTGTGTGGTGGGGTAATAATACTCCTGATGTAATCACAGGTTGGAATTGCAATCTGTATGACATCCCATACATCTGCCGTCGTGTGAATAGATTTCTTGGTGACAAATGGATGAATGGATTGTCCCCGTGGAATAAGGTCCACGAAAAGGAAGTGGTTATCCGTGGACGTACAAACATTTACTACAATATTCTTGGAGTTAATATCCTAGATTATTTGGATTTGTATAAGAAGTTCACTTATAGTAACCAAGAATCTTATCGTCTCGACCACATTGCCTTTGTGGAACTTGGTAAGAAAAAGGTTGACCACAGTGAGTATGAGAACTTTAAGGAGTTCTACACTAAAGATTGGCAAAAGTTCATGGAATACAACATTCGTGACGTTGAACTTGTTGACCTATTGGAAGACAAGATGAAACTTCTTGAACTTGCCTTAACCATGGCATACGACGCTAAGGTTAATCTTGAAGATGTGTACTCACAGGTACGTATGTGGGATACGATGATTTATAACTATCTTGTGCCCAAGAATATTGTGGTCCCCATTCCTAAACGGTCTGAAAAGGATACACAATATGCTGGTGCTTATGTTAAGGAACCTGTGCCTGGCATGTATGACTGGGTGGTGTCGTTCGACTTGAACTCCCTGTACCCTCACCTCATCATGCAGTACAATATTTCTCCAGAGACTTTAGTTGAGAGGAGACATCCAAAGGCAACAGTAAATGCAATTCTCAATCAAGAGATTGAGATTGGTTCTGATTATTGTGTCTGTGCTAATGGTGCTCAATATCGTAAGGATATTCACGGGTTTCTTCCAGAAATGATGCAAAAGATTTACGATGAAAGAACAATTTACAAGAAGAAAATGCTACACGCTAAGCAGCAATACGAAACTGCACCGTCCGTGGCACTACAAAAAGATATTGCAAAATATAACAATATCCAAATGGCAAGAAAAATCCAACTCAACTCTGCCTATGGTGCAATTGGCAACCAATACTTCAGATATTTCAACCTGGCGAATGCTGAGGCAATTACTCTCTCGGGTCAAGTCTCGATTCGTTGGATTGAAAATCGTATGAATGATTACCTAAATAAGGTGCTCCAGACTGAGGGAGAGGATTATGTCATCGCTTCTGATACTGATTCCATTTATCTCAATTTGGGTCCTTTGGTCGAAAGGGTGTACCGAGGGCGAGAGAAAACTAGTGAGGGCATTGTCTCGTTCCTTGATAAGGTCTGTAAGATGGAACTCGAGCCTTATATTGGGAATTCTTATGAAACCCTTGCATCGTATGTTAATGCGTATGAACAAAAGATGCAGATGAAACGCGAGACAATCGCGGACAAAGGCATCTGGACAGCAAAGAAACGATACATTCTAAACACCTGGGACGTTGAGGGTGTTAGGTATAAAGAACCTAAGCTCAAGATGATGGGCATCGAGGCAGTCAAATCTTCTACCCCCAGTCATTGTAGGAAAAAGATTAAGGATGCCCTACAACTGATTATGAATGGCACCGAAGAAGATGTGCAAAAGTTTATCGCTGATACCAGAGAGGAGTTTTATCAACTTCCCCCAGAAGAAGTTGCCTTCCCTCGTTCGGTAAATGGTATTACTAAAAACATGAGTCCTCTTACGTTATACGGTAAGAGTTGTCCCATTCATGTTAGGGGCGTCATCTTATACAATCATCATGTTAAGAAGAATAAGTTGACACACAAATACCCATTGATACAGGAAGGGGAAAAGATTAAATACATCTATCTTAAAATCCCAAATAAGATTAATGAGAATGTCATCTCCTTCTTCCAGACCCTGCCTAAGGAATTGGGACTTGACAAACACATAGATTATGAGTTACAATTCACGAAGAGTTTCCTGGAACCAGTGAAAGTTATTTTGGATACAATCGGGTGGAGACCTGAAAAAGTAAACACATTGGAGTTTTTGTTTGTATGAATTTTTTACAAGATGTTGTAAAGGAGATTGGTAATGAGTACGCTTCTCTCGTATCAGATGGTGTTGCTGCTGGTGATACAGAGCAGTACATTGACACTGGTTCTTATATCTTTAACGCTTTGGTATCTGGGTCTATCTACGGAGGTGTCCCAGGAAACAAAATCACTGCTATCGCAGGTGAATCCGCCACTGGTAAAACTTTCTTTTGCCTTGGCATTGTTCAACATTTTCTTGAATCTAATCCCGATGCTGGTGTAATTTACTTTGAATCTGAATCTGCAATCACCAAGGATATGATTGTCACTCGTGGCATTGATGCGCAACGTATGATGATTGTTCCTGTAACTACAGTTCAGGAGTTTCGTACTCAAGCACTCCGCATTCTTGATAAGTATCTGGAACAAAAAGAAGAAGACCGTCAACCCATGATGTTCGTTTTGGACTCCCTGGGTATGCTTTCTACTACAAAGGAGATTAATGACTCCTCTGCAGGAAATGAAACGAGAGATATGACTCGCGCTCAGGTGGTCAAGGCAATTTTCAGAGTGCTGACACTTAAACTAGGTAAAGCAAATGTCCCTCTATTGGTGACTAATCATACCTATGATGTTGTTGGTGCTTATGTTCCTACCAAAGAAATGGGTGGTGGTAGTGGACTGAAGTATGCTGCCAGCACTATCATCTATCTTTCTAAGTCTAAGGAAAAGGATGGTAAAGATGTTGTTGGTAATATTATTAAATGTAAAGCACAGAAGTCCCGTTTAACAAAGGAGAACAGTCAAGTTGAAACTAGACTTTATTATGACCGTGGACTTGATAAGTATTACGGACTACTGGAATTGGGTGAGAAGCACGGAGTATTCACCCGTAAGGGAAATCGTATCGTTGTTGGCGAATCCTCTGTTTATCCTTCTGTTATTCTTGCTGACCCCGAGAAGTACTTCACCCCCGAAATAATGCAAGCCCTTGATGAATGTGCAGCTAAGGAGTTTAAATATGGGAACTGACCTCGCTAGTTTTGTTAAAGTATTTGACAACATTTGCCCAGCAGAAGATTGTCAAGAGTTAATTGATACCTTTGATAGGTACATTGACTCTAGGGATGTGATTGAAAATGATGGTCGTCCTAATTTCAGTCAGTTGAATTTGGCTACAGCAGTTGAATCTGGTAACGAAGAACTAGTTCCGATTCAAAATAAACTTCTGAATCATTTCAATACTGCTCTAAGCATGTATGGTAAAGAACTTCCTGTTCAAGATTTCATGTTCCCACCTAGGTATGGATATGAACAATTCAGAGTGAAGTTTTATAAGAATGATGGTGAAGACCGATTTGACCTTCATACTGATGTGGGTGACCATAACTCTGCTCGTAGATTTCTTGCATTTTTCTTGTACTTGAATGATGTTGAGGTTGGTGGTGAAACTGTGTTTCCAGATTTTGACTTAAAGGTTGCGCCTAAGGCAGGGTCTGTGCTAGTATTCCCTCCGTTATGGATGTGGAGACACGAAGGTCGTAGACCCGTAACCAATCCAAAATACATCGTTGGGAGTTACTTGCATTACCTATGAGTTTAGAACCTCTTATTCTTACAAACTTAATTACTAACGAACCATATTTTCGCAAGGCACTTCCCTTTATTAAAGAAGAGTACTTTGAGTTGACTGAGCATAGAAAAATCTTCAATCAGATACTGACCTATGCCAACTCATATAGTGAGATGCCATCTACTAGTGCTCTTCTGATTGATATCGAACGCCGAGTAGATATCAGTCAAACAGAATGGCAAAATATTTTTTCGTTTCTTACTTCGGTGACGTTAGATGACCATGAACTTCCATGGTTGTTGGACACCACTGAAAGATGGTGTCGAGATAGAGCAATCTATCTTGCCTTGATGGAAAGCATCAAGATTGCCGATGGTAAGGATGAGAAGAAAGATAGGGGAGCAATCCCATCTATTCTTCAAGAAGCCCTTGCAGTTTCATTTGATACACATATTGGTCACGATTACATCCCAGATGCAGAAATCCGCTACGAATCCTATCACCGAGTTGAAAGTAAAATCCCCTTCGACCTTGAGTTCTTTAACAAGATTACGAAAGGTGGTCTACCTAACAAGACTCTCAATGTCGCTCTTGCTGGCACGGGCGTCGGGAAGTCTCTTTTCATGTGCCATGTTGCTAGTGCCTGTCTCCTGCAGGGGCGCAACGTACTCTACATTACACTTGAAATGGCAGAGGAGAAAATTGCTGAACGAATTGACGCAAACTTATTGAACGTAAATGTTCAGGACCTGATTAATCTACCCAAACAGATGTTTGATACTAAGATTAATAATCTTTCTAGGAAAACCAAAGGCACTCTTATAATTAAAGAGTACCCAACTGCATCTGCACATGTCGGTCACTTTAAATCTCTTCTTGGTGATTTGTCTCTTAAGCGGGATTTTCGACCTGATATTATATTTGTGGATTACCTCAATATATGTGCTTCCTCTAGGTACAAAGGAACATTGGTCAACTCATACACATATATTAAAGCAATCGCAGAAGAACTCAGGGGTCTTGCTGTGGAGCATAATGTTCCTATTGTCACTGCTACGCAAACCACTCGGTCAGGTTATGGTAGCAGTGATGTTGACATTACTGACACTTCAGAATCCTTTGGTCTTCCCGCTACTGCTGACCTTATGTTTGCCCTTATTAGCACAGAAGAGTTGGAGGGGATGAATCAAATTATGGTCAAGCAGTTGAAGAATAGATACAACGACCCAACAACCAACAAACGTTTTTGTTTGGGTATTGACAGAGCGAAGATGAGATTGTATGATGTAGAGCAATCTGCTCAACAAGATATTATCGATTCTGGTCAAGGCAGTGACGAGGAACAACTAGAACTCGTCAAACGGTTTAATTCTAAAAAAACATTCGCAGAACTTAAGTACTAATTATGGCAAAAGGTTTCAACAAAATTGATGAGATTTCCGAAGAGAATATCAAAGATAGGTTTGAGCATGAACGTGCTGACCTTGATAAGTATCTGGTCTTCGTGAATGAAGTAACCTCAGAGCAAAGTAAAGATACTGATTCCTTTATTGAGCGAATTGCAGAACTTCAAAAGGATGGTGCTGACCCTCAGCGTCTTCTCACTGCTGCGATTGGACTATCTGCTGAGGCAGGAGAGTTTGCTGAGATTGTAAAGAAGATTGCATTCCAAGGTAAGCCCTACAATAAAGATAACATTGAGCACATGAAGATTGAACTTGGCGACTGCCTCTGGTATGTTGCTCAAGCATGTATTGCTCTTAATGTACAGATGGATGACCTTGTTATTCGTAACGTAACCAAGTTGGTTAATCGTTATCCAGAAGGTGAGTTCAATGTTACTCGTTCTGAAAATCGTGCAGAGGGTGACCTCT